AGCCTTTTACGATGGTAACGAATTACAAGATGGAATAATTCTTGGAACCGTCCCGGGCGGAGTACTTAAACAAGCCAACTATGATCCTGTAACTGAAGTAGGATATGGCTCAGAGTTTGGTCCTTTTGGCCCGGGGATTCCAGAAGGCGCTGGATCAAATGAAGTTACTTTGGACGCAGCGAGCGTTGGTGTAGTTGCACCGGAAATCGCTAGTGTGAAACCTGAGAAGTATGCCGATCCTACCGAGGTTCCTTCTTCAGCTGCTTCTGGAATTGCTGCAAAGGCGTTAAAAGAAGTAAAGGAAGGCGTTAAAGAAATAAACGGAACAAACAAAGGTAAAGGAATTCAAAAAAATTGGTATGCTACTTCTGAATGAGAAGGCGGTTACGGACAAATATGGTGCGCAGCATTTGCGTGTTGGGTAGTAAGGGAAGGCAGTGGTTTACCAAAAGACAAGCTGCCAACTTCAGCGTTTTCAAATAATTGGATTGATGAATGGGCAAGAACTAATACCGATTTAGTAGAAGTTTATTATGCGGCACCAAACGCTTCTTCAATTAAGCCTGGAGATATTCTTGTAAGAAGAAAGGTAGGAGATTCTCACGGCCACGTTTCAATTGTAACAAAAGGAACTGACTCAGCAGGTAACTTTCAAACCGTTGATGGTAACTCAGGGAATGCCGTTAGAACAGTAACTAGAAAAACAAACTCACTTTCACACAGGCATTACATTTTAAGAATTAAGAAAACAAATATTCCACCAAACAACGGAGAACCACAGAACGACCTTCCTACAGGTGGCGGCATTGACCCTGATGGCTCCGGACTTTTTCCTAATACTTAACCTGTGATATAGATATAACAAATGGAATTGATTGGTAATACAAGTCAGAATATTGGAGCTGATCCCGCAGAAAAAATTGACAAAGGTCCAACTGTTTTTAACAGAGTTGAGAAAACCGTGTCAGGCCATCAGTTTGAAGTTGATGATACCGTTGGAAACGAAAGAATAAAGCGGCGTCATACAGCAGGTACCTATGAAGAATGGGACGCAGATGGTGGAAGAACTGTGGTTGTAGTAGGACATAATTATTCAGCTCATCTTAGTGGAAACTCTATTGTAGTTCACGGTGCTTGTAATATAACCGTAGCCGGCGATTGCAATCTTCAAGTTGAAAAAAGTTTACGCGCAGAAGCCGAGGATATTTATTTAAACTCTCGGAAAAGCATGAATATTTCTGCTGGAACAACCATGAGTTTGGAAACCCGTGAAGATGGCGGAGGTATTGGAATTGTTTCTGCAGGAGAATACAACTTAACTGTTAAAGGTGAAGCTCACGAAAAATTTGAAAAATCACTTGATACAGATATTACTGATGATTTCGATTTGACAATTGACGGAAATTACGAAGCGCTAATTGGCACTATAAAAGAAAGGGTCCGAGGAGATGCTACTTTCTCTATAGGTAAAGAATTGGAACTTGACGCCACCACCGGAATTAAAATTATTTCAAGTGACAATCTTACAGTTCAAAGTGTAAGTAAGACCCAATTTGATTCAGCACAGTTTAAAATTGCAACCGGCCCCGTAAATATCGTCCCAGCAATTATTGCAGATTCAACCATTGATGCTGCAGGTGAAATTACTGGTCCTCGTGATGTGAAACTAAGTCAACATAAACACACCGGCGATGGTCGATCTGATCCAGCTGCACCAACAAGTATACCCCTTTAACCCTTAGTAGCAATGAGCATTTGCGATAAAAACAATCCGCCCGAACGCTCTGATAAAGAGATCGAACTTTCGCGCTTAGAGCGAGATAAAGCGGAAAGTATAATAAGGGAAGAAGATTTAAACGCAACCGAAACTCCTGCGGTTGAGGTCGAGGCTGTTGTTGCTGAAGATCAAAATGAGTTTAACAAACTTGCACGTATTCAAACTTCCATTGATGCTGTAACAACAGGAGAAAATGAATTTAATATTCCTGAAATTCAAAAGCAAGTTGAATCTGACGGACTTACGGTTGACGTTGATCAGCTTATCAGAATTGCAAATATTCAAAATGTTGCTTTTAATACCACGGGAGAAGGAGTAAATTTTAAAAGATTAAACAATCGTTCTGACTGTGGTAAAAGTATTGATAAGCTTTTAACTCAGCAATTAAAGAAGATGATAATGAAGATTATCAGAAATTCTAATAGTGCTGATGAGATTTTAGCTGCGCTTGCAAGTATACCCAAACTTGAATTTGAAATTGGAAACATTTTTGCTCTTGCGAGAGATGCTAAAAATAAATCCTTGGCTGAGCTTTTAATTGATGCGCGTAACGCTGGGTTGCTGGAAAGAGTTGACATTATTAAAACCATTAGGGAAAAATTTGGTCCAGTGGTTTCAAATTTAAATAACATTATTGCCAACATTGATTCTTTTGATGTTTGTAATATGCTGGATGTTACCGATGGAGGTATTGATCTTCCTACGCTTTTACGGGTTGGTCCACCAGCTGCGGCAAGACATCCTGACCCAGGTGAGTTAATTCGCATTAATACCAACAGGCAAAAGACAAAAGCTGACTTTATTGATCATACCGGTCGAGCAGGCGATTTAATTAACGGGGTATACAGTTCAAACGATTTGGAATCAGACCCTTCATATGGCTCAATGCTAACTGCTTTAAACTCGTTTTATTACGGAGTTAAATCTGAAGTTATTACAAATGGTACAGAAGGCACCGAAGAAAAGACCGAAAGGGAAATACAAAGAGTTGTTGACTCAAGGCGGGATGAATGGTCAGGCGATATATTAAACGAATTTAGAGAAAGAAGCACAAACGTTTCAAACCTTTTGATTGCTGATGCGTCGGTTTTACAAGCTGATGCCTCACTTAGGAATGCTTAACAAAAAACAAATAAGGTGCGGTGTTAGTATATAAATAGAAATAAGTAATGAACAGCATTCTTTCAGACTTTAACAAACCCAATTATCAACCAACTGTTGTAGCAGGAAGTGTTTTTAAAGATGTAAGCTTTACATTTATTCATCCCGTTACTGGTGATGTGGTTCCTGCCACGGATATTGATGCGGTGAAAAACAGTATTAAAAACATTGTGTTAACACCAATTGGTACTCGTCCATTTTTCCCAGAATTTGGTACACGGGCCACCAGTCTTTTATTTGAACTTGCAGATAACTTTACTGCTTCTTTGCTTAGAGATGAAATTGACCGCGGCATTAAGAAGTTTGAAAAAAGAATTTTAAATTTTAAGGTTCAGGTTACTGATGATCACGAAAGAAACGCTTACCGCATTACAACAACTTTTCAAATGTCGTATGGCACTGAAGTAGAATTTATTTTTCTTTTAACAAGAACACGATAAACTTATGGCAATTAACGGAGAACAGCTCAATGTTTCTGAATTAGACTTTGCGCAAATTAAAGCGAATCTAATTGATTATTTTAAGAACAGCGAAACAGAATTTACTGATTGGGATTTTGAAGGTTCCAACCTTAACAACATTGTTGACCTGCTAGCATACAACACTCATTATAACGCAATGCTTGCGCATGTGGCGGTGAACGAAAGTTTTATTGACTCTGCTCAACTTAGAAGCAGTGTTGTTTCCGCGGCCAAACTCCTTGGATATATTCCTCGTAGTTTTGCTGCAGCTCGAGTGGACCTTGTTGGAACCATTGGCGCTGAAGCTGATTCTGACAACACTTATGTAGTTCCTCGTGGTACTCGACTAACAACAACTTATAATTCTGAAAACTATTCTTTTGTTATTCTTGATGATATTACTACGCTTAAAAAGACAACGGTTGGCGACTCACACTTTTATACCGTTGGCGAAGATGAACCACTGATTGGGTACGAAGGCCGACTTGTTACAACAACGTTTGAAGCTAATGCGGTTGACACCGGTCAGCGTTACGAATTAGGCGATGAAGATGTTGATATAACTTCGCTTCGCGTTTTGGTTTATCCAACAGGAGCCAAGAGTGAAGGAACCGCAACACGCTACAATCAATTTGATACAATTGGTATTAATTCAGAATCCAAAATTTACTTTATTAATGAGAACAGTTCTGGTCGCTACGAGCTTACTTTTGGTAACGGAATTTATGGCGACAAGCTTGATGCAGGTAACGTGATTGAAGTTCAATATCTTGTGACAAGTGGTACAGCAGGAAACGACGTAAATGCTGCCTTTAGTATTGCAGGTGATACCAGTGGTAACTTTACTTCGGCAGGTACTTCCCTTTCAATTATGTGCGGAGCTAGGTCAAGTGGAGGAAGCAATAAAGAAACGGTTGATCATTTAAAAAGTAATGCAATCAACAGTTTCACAACACAGAACCGAGCTGTTACTTCTGAAGATTATAAAAATTTAATTCTTTCTAACTTTTCGTTTGTTCAAAGTGTTAGTGCTTGGGGTGGGGAGGACAACGATCCACCTATCTTTGGATCGGCCCTTATTTCTGCAAAGCCCAATTCTTCTTATACAGAAAGTGTTATTTCTGAAGCTGATAAAACTGCCATTCTTGACTTTCTTGAATCTAAAAAGGTTCTTGCCATTACACCACAAATTGTGGACCCTGAGTTTGTAGATATTGTGGTTGATGTTCTTGTTAAATACAACCCAAGTATTTCTTCTCTTAGTGCAACAGAACTGGCACTGGAAATTAAAAACAATGTTGTTGTTCCTTTTGCACAAAATGATATTAACGGGTTTGATGTTATCTTCAGGCATTCCTTGTTTCAACGAAAGATTGATACACATCTTAATTCTATAATGAACTCTTTGGTTCGTGTTTTATTAAGTAAGAAAATTACCATTCCTGCAGACGGAAGTATTTCAGATTTTAATATTAAGTTCGGTGCAGAGCTGGTACCTGATGATGGTAAAACACTTATTAACATTAACACCAATCCTGTTCATAAACTTGGTGGTGAAGCAATTTATATTAAGGATGAAGCAACCTCAGACCGGGTTATAAGAAACGTTTTTACATGCACAATTAATAATGGAACCGTAACACGCGTTGCTGACATCGGCCAAATTAATCTTAGCACAGGTGTAATGGATTTGGCTAATGTGTTTGCAGATGAAACAACCGAAATAACCTTTATAGCCAATCCTAAAAGTAATGATATTGTTGGTAAAAGAAACTTGCTTTTAAACATTGACCTTAATAACTCAACCTTTACGGCGTTTCCTGATGAGATTGCCCGAGGAGGTAGTTCTCGCTCAGTTGATTACAGCGCCTTTAGTAAAGATCGTAACACAACAACACTTGGAGATTCAAGCTCGAGCAGCAGTAGCAGCAGTGGTACTGGATCAACTTCTACTGGCGGGAGTTCATATTAGTAAAGATTGTAAATAAACAATATGGAGTTAAGCATAGCAACAGGTACCGCAACCGCGGTTGAAACACAGATGGTCGAATCGGTTTTACCCGAGCACTTTGAAACATCTGCACCAGAAATGATAAAGCTGTTAAAGGCTTATTATCGTCACCTTAACAAAGAGCTTAAACCTTCCTTTGAGCTGAATAACTTAATTCGTCAACACGACGTTGATACAGCAAGCTCAAGGTATTTGGATGCGATTGAACGCATGATCGCGTCTGCAATTCCTAAAAGCAGATCCCTTGATCGTGTAAGACTGTATAAGATTATTGCTGATTACTACAATGCACGTGGATCTGAAGAAAGTATTTATGCCTTCTTCCGTATTTTCTATAATGAATTTGTAACTCTGGTGTATCCAAAAGACGTGCTATTTACAGTGGCTGATTTAGAAAAAGGAACAACTTCAACAGTAAATAAGATCCGTGATAGCTTTCGGTATCAAGAGTTTTCTTATGTTGTTAAATCTAAAGACGATGAAGCAAATTGGAGAAATGAATACCTTAAGTTCGTTCACCCAGCTGGCCTTAAATTCTTTGTTGCGCTAACTCTTGAACTCATTCATGATAATGATTGGATCAAAGAAGCGCTTGAGTTTTACTTGGACGTAACCAAGGTTGTTAAGCTTACTTCAGAACTTCCTACTGGTGCTGATGCTCCCGCAGACGGTACGCTTTATATTGTTACTGATGCTGACGATCTTGAAAGTAGTGTTACAAAATTTAATAACATCCCACGGTTGTTTGAATATAAAACAAGTACATCCCCAGAAGGCTGGGCCGAAACACAATCGCTTAATTCCTTTGCAGACTTTATTGATTGGGATACGTTTTTCGGGCGGCATTCTCCGCTGAATCAATACTCGAATCTTGCTCTTACGTTTTTAATTAAAGTGTTGATGGGTGACAGAGGTTTTCATTACCTGACACACACCAGATCAATTTTTGGTAACAATAGAAGGGATGGGGTTGATAGAGATTTACTTAAAGCGTTTTTCGTTAACTTTATTATTTGCTATTCCGCAGTAAATCAAAACACCGTTCAAACCGCTTATCGCGATACGTGGAATAAAGATGGAAAGTTTGTTGATAACGCAGGTTGGGGTGAGTTTGGAAACCTTTCAATATCTGAAGGAGATGCTGAATATACAAAAGTTTCTGACGGTGCATTTAAATTTGCTTCTGCCTTTGAGCCGCTTGAAGCTTCAAGCGATTCGTTTTCAACATTTGTTGATAGCAGCTTGATTATTGAAGACTTTAACGAGCCTGCCAACTCACCTATTACATATCTTCCTACGTATTTAAGTTCAACTGAATATAAGGAAGGTTGGGTTTCGTTTATTTTTGACGCCGGCGATCCTAGTCCTTTTGCTGTTGATCAAAATCTTATTAGATTTACCAGTAACGATGATTCGCCCGAGACTGCTAGTTTTATACACATTTACAGCGACCGCATTGAAATTGGAAACGATCTTTTACAGGTTGGAGATGTATATGTTAACGGTGCTTTGGCTCTTAACCGAGACGAAACA